CCTTTTAATGCTTGCAAACTATCACCTTTTATTAATTCAATTTCGTTCATTTAATCCGTATTTTTAAAAGTGCCTAACAAGGTATAAAAGCCTTTGCGCTCTTTTCTCACTCATACCTTTAAAACATTGTTAATTGTGATTTATGTTTATCAAATCTCTTTTTACTTGCTTCAAAGTAACCTTTGTCAATTTCGCATATATCTAAAGAATACTTTTCTATATCACAAGCAACTGCAATACTTCCACTTCCTCCGTGTGTATCAAGTATCTTATGCCCTTCTTCTGCATAGTTTTGCAACAACCATCTATACAAGTCAATAGGCTTTTGTGTTGGATGAAACCGTTCTATTTGGCCTTGCGTTCTTTCGTTGTATATTTGTGCAACCTTATCAAAAGAAGCCCAAGCATACTCTCCCATAGCAAAACTAATGCCTTGTGGCTGTTTCTTATCCCATACAATAAAACATTTATTAGGTGGTAAATCAAAATAGTTTCCTCCCCAAATAATTTGGTTTTCGCTTACTCTAAAAAGTTCATTAAAGTATTCTTTTGTAGGTGTGTTTTTATCCCAATTACCATTTTCGTTATGGTATCGCTTAAAACGTCCTCCAGAATTAACAACCGCATCAGCTAACCCGTAAGGTGGGTCAACTATTGCAAGGTTGTAATAATTATCTGGTTTAGTTTTCATAAACTCGATATTGTCTATATTATAAAAATTTATCATATTTATTCTGTTTTTTTGCCTTCCTTTTTTTTAATTTAACTACTTACAACGCGGTATAAAAGCCATTGAAAAAACGGCTCTTATACCCATTAGTTAGCAGTAATACTACATTTCATCTCCGAATTGAAGTTAATCTGTAATATCTTTTTCTTTTCTTTTTTATCCTACCCTCTTTTAAATTAAATATGAGTTTACTATTTCAATACCGTATTGTTCTTTACCTAAAATACCAATTAAATTGCTCCATTACGTGTTTATCAATGAAGTCAGTTAGCCATTTAACCTTTTCATTTCCACTCATATCTGTTCTTGAAATAAGTTGGTTTAATTTTTCAATCTCTGTTATTTTCATTTGTGTTTATTAAGTTTGTTCATTAACTCCGCAACGACACCATACCATAAACGTTGTGGTGCAATTAAAAAAGACATACAATAATAAACATAAGTAATATCGCAAGAGGGAGCGGTTATTTTCTTGTCGCACTTTGGTATACCGCAATTCTTAGTTTCAATGCATCTCCACTAAGCTCGACATTTCCCTCTTGCCATACTACTCATATCGTTTGTGTTATTTGGTTTCTTTGGTGGTACAAATATAAGGCATACGTTTTAGATACGAAAGTAATAAATAAATAAATTAATCTAAACTTTATTACCACCATCTAAACCGTAGCCATCATATCAATTGTCCCGCGAACATACACAACGAAGTTCCTCCGCGCCTCTGTCCGCTTCGTAGATAACACCGCGACATTAGCCAGGTGCAGTTCCCTATTGTTTTTAAAGTCCTTACTATACTCTAACTGCTCCTTAAGATGCTTGTCAATCTTAACTAAGGCCGCAATGATAATACCCGCTGCTTCATGGCGATCGAGTATTTCGGATAGCGTTATTGCATCGGGCTTGATTCCTATTAACTTACTCATTCTCTTCTAGGTCTTTTTGGACTAGTCTCTTAATCTGGCCGGTCATACTTTGACCGATTTTGGCGCAATGCTTTTGGAACCTCTCTTTAAATGGCGAGAGGTAAACCGTAACTCTATCGTCTGACATTTTTTTATTGGTCATGGTTTTATTTTGGTGTCATAGCCCTTACTTAGTTAACTGTAAATCTACGCATTTATAACGTTACTATAACGTAACTCCATAAATATACTAATCCCTCTAATTAACTTAGCGCGAACTTAACTGTAGGCAATTGGATATTTTACGGATAAACGGTATTATAGGGGAGCGCGAGCCTGCATTAGAGTCTATTCTATTAGAGAACGGAGTAGGTGAAAACTTCACCGCCCAGATGATGCGCGACTATTTAAGCCAAAACCCCAAGGGGCCGTTTACTATCGAAATTAAGTCTATCGGTGGGGACGTAATTCAAGGTTTTGAGATTGCCGATATGATCGATCGCGAGAAAGGAAAAGGCCGTGAGGTTACTACGATCGGTATGCAGTACGACTCAATCGCATCCATTATTTTTCTTAAAGGAGACAAAAGAAAATCGGTAAGAGGCGCAGTTCCATTAATCCATAACTCATGGCTCCACCCCGATCAATTAGGCGACACCTCTCTTAACGCTCAGACGCTTAGAGAGATTGCCGACGATAATGACGAGGCGGATTTCGCCATGATGGTAGAATATATTGCAAAGGCGGGACGAGACAATAAGAGACTTATCCAAGACCTCATGCGTAATGAGACTCAGCTAACGGATAAGCAACTGATTGACCTCAATTTTGCAACCGAAATCATCGCACCAATAACTGCGATTAAGCATGGCAAGTCCTTAAGCTACAGTTCCAAAGCACTTAAAGCAATGGCGGTGCAATCAGTGCAAGAGTATTCTGATGTACTAGCATTCCGCGATGGTAAAGTATTCCTAATTCAAAGAAGCCTAGACGATGATTTTGAAGCGGGAAAATTCGCATTCCCAGGCGGTAAGATAGAAGAAGGCGAGACAAGCGAAGGAGCGGCACTAAGAGAACTCACCGAGGAAACAGGGCTGACAGTTACCAACCCTGAACACTTATGCCAAATCATTAATGACAACGGCACGATATCACATTATTACGCGGGACAAGCGGAGGGAGATATTAAACTAAGCGAAGATGAAACTGAAACTGCTGATTTTTACGGCCTAGAAGAACTGAAAGGACTCCCTATAATTATGGACGGACTAAAAAGATATGAAGATTTAATTTTAAAAACGACAGAGATGAGCGACGAATTAAGCGCGATTAAGAAAGCCATGAACACGCTTAAGGCGTTGGTTATTGGCGGTAGAAAATCCATGCTGTTACCCTTATCGGGTGGGGCGGGCGAGCTTTTTGTTTTTTCCGAAGACGGAGAGATAGAGGGCAAAAGAGCGGTGCTAGCCGAAGGTGGAGAACCCACCGAAAAGCCAGCACCCGAAGGTAGTCATTCCTTAAACGATGGCCGATCTATTACAGTAGGCGCGGACGGAGTAATTCAGTCCGTAACTGAATCAACTGTAGACGCTTTGGCTGCTATGGAAACCGAAAAGGACAAGATGGCCGCGGACATGGTAGAGAAGGATAAGATGATGGCGGTAAAGGACGATGAAGTTAAAGCGGCTCAGTTAGCGCTTAAGACTTTTAAGGCCGAAACCGAAACGCAACTTAAAGCCTTAGCCGCAAGTATTAAGCAATTGGAAGCGGTGGTACCTGGCGGCGGAAAACCACAAACAAGACAGGCGGTGTACTTGAAAAGTCAAGAAGATATTAAAGATATGTTGCCAAGCGAAAGACGATTGGCCTCACAAATTGCTTCACGCAAACACGATTAATTAAAAAAATATTAATAAAATGGCAGCAAATCCCACATTTACAACTCCCACGTATTCTGGCGAGTTTTTCGACCAATTATTCGGACCGACCGTTCTGAATCCTTCCAATCTTGAGGACTTAGGATTAGCGACGGTAATTGATCGCGCGAAATATAAAGAGACCATCTACGACGGAGACGACACTGTAGAGTTAGCTAATTCTAGCCCGAACTATACCAGTCAGACTTCCACCGCGAATTTAAAAGAAATTAACCTAGAGTTAATTCCTTACCAATTTAACAAGACTATTAGCCTAGACACAATTCGTCTGAGCTGGTACTCGAATAAATTGTCCGCTGGTTCCATTAATGATTACACTTACGATCAGTTAGTAGATCAGTATATCAAGATGGTATATGTGCCAAAACTGAACCAAGCGCAATCTAACCTAGTACTAAACGGCAAGAATGGATTAGGCGCAGATATCGGAACTTACTCCTTCGACGCAACTTACAATGGCGTTTATCAATTGTTCAACGCATCAACCGAGATCAAAAAAGTAAGCATCGCGGCAGATCAAGTAACTGTTGTCTCCGTTGCCAAGGGTGCAACTCTTACCACGTTAACCGTAGCTACCGATGTTAGGAACTCTTTACAGATTGACAACATTATTTCTATCCGTGGGGCAGCTGGTACGGGTTGGTCTACTGCTCTAAATGGCGACTTTATCGTGAAAGACTTAACGGCTACTACCGTAGTATTAGAGTTGAATACCGATGCATTGACAAATGCAAATTATACTGCTAGTAGTGGTAAGATTCGATTTATCAATGCGAATAACATGGTGAAGAAAATCGCAAGTCATTACCGCGCGATTCCTTTACAAGTTCGTCGCAATGGCGTGAAGATTGTAATTGCCGCACACCTTGAAGCAGAATGGCAATTCGCGATTTCTGAGGCACAGCAAAATGGAGGTGAGTTCTACTTAAAGGCGCATGAGCTTACATTTATTAACTCAAGCATCGTAGTCCTTGACAACGCTCCCGCTAACACTATTGGAAGCTGGGAAGGTAGCCGAGTATTCTACGGATACGACCTAAGCGACGACTACAGTCAAGTGCAGGTATTGTGGCAAGGTGACACTACTGGTGATGAAGTTTATCGTTTAAAAGGTAGAATGAAAACGGGACTAGCTTTAACGGCTAAATTCCAGAGAGAAATCACTCTTTCTACGCCTGACGCATAATTAATAAGGGAGGGGTAACACTCTCCCTTTTTTTTCTAACATTAACA